GCATAATGAAAAATTTTAACACATCGGGCTACTTTTTGCTTCCCAATTTGGAAGTGTGTAGAGGAACTATAGGTGATTGAATTGAGAATTATGAGAGGGTTGATAAATAATGAGCCAAAAAAAGATAAAGGAATGGTTAAAGGAACGACATCTAGTTTGTGAAGAAAATTTTGGTGAGGCAATGTATAAGCTTGCGTTAGATCACAGTGAAAAAACTGGATTGACATTGTCTGAGATTTGGAGGGAGTTGGGAGTGAGTAAGCAATGTATTTCCCACTGGAAAAATGATCTACCTCCTACAATGAAAACCAACTATGCCAGATATTATGCAAATGAAAAGGCAGGAAAGCTTTTCTCGTTAACGAAACGTGAGAAAGAAAATCTAACTACTAAGGTTGGAATAAATAAAAATATTGATGAGAGCGAAATATTTATAGAACGATTCAAAGAATTATTAAATCTTTGGAATGGGAGTCAACAAGAATTATACGAAAATGCAGGTATAGGGAAAAGGACATTTTATAATATCAAGTCTGGAAAAAAATTAAGAAAAGATACGCTTCTTGCTTTATTCATAGTAATGGGATTAAGCGAAAGCGAAGTTAAAGAAGGCTTGAAATTAGCTGGTTTCTATTTGAGCAATTCCTCTCCTAGAGATCTTGTTATTTCTCATTCGCTAGAGAATGATTTAAAAAATGTAAAGGGAGCAATGAGGTTAGAAGCAGTCAATACAACACTATATGAATTGAATCAACCTCTTTTAGAAGTTCGTGGATCAAAAGATTAAAAAATATTAAAGTCCATTCTCAGTGCACCTTTTTAGAAGAGGCTCATGTTACAATGTGTTCAATAGATTAAATTGTCTTTTACAGCTTGTAGACATTAAAGAACAACTGAGAAAAATAAAATCACAAGCCTGATTAGCTATAGGGCATGGGATTCAAATATTGAAAGTCACTAGTTTTCTGGTGTTGCAATATGGAGACCCTTGTTTTAGTATGCTTTTTCGGGCTTTTACTGTGCCCTAGTACATTGATTCTTCATGATTGACTTTATTTGTGTCCACGCCTTTTTTGAGTGGCGATGCCCTTTTCTGCAACAGGCAGAAAGGAAGATAAATATGCAAAAGAATATAGAAAAAGTAACAATGAAGTATGACCGAGGTATCAAAAAAGATGAGGTAGTGACATTAGAGATTCCAAATCATGAATTTGAACAAATGATAGAGAATGATTATCAACAACGTCAAGCCGATGTAGCTGATGGTGAAATCGTTGAAAGAAGAACAGCGCAAGAGATTTTAGATGAAATGAATCGGTTGGAATATAACTCATGGCAAACTCATAAAAGAAATACTATTTCTTTTGATAATGAAGAATTTAAAACGAATGGAGTTAATCTTTTTGATTCACCTGATTATTCCCAAGCTGAAGAAATTAAAAAACAAGAAGATTATGAAGAAAAGTGTCAGTGGCTTCGCCAAGAACTTAATTCAGAACAAGCGGAAATGATGATTGCAATTTCTTTAGATGGAATGAGTGTGGCAGAGTATGCAAATATGATCAAAGATAATCCCAAAAGGGTTTCAGAGCGATTTAATTATACTAAAGGCGTTTTAAGGAAAAAGCACATGCCAAAATAGTGGCTATTATATATATGGCAAATTGATAATAATTACCAAAAAAACACTTTCATTCAAGAAATTTCAATAAAATTCCAGATTTACACCCTCTCCCGTGACCTATAAGTAGAGGGTGTAAAAATTTTCCCCTCAAATGGTTTGGTTGCACCATGAAGTAACTCTTGCAAGCTGACTCTGATCAAGTCAGACGAATTGAACATACAACAAAAAATGAAGGATAAAATTTTCTACACACAGCTGTCGACTTAAACGGTGTAGAAGTAATGAGCAGAGCAATAGTAACAAAAATTATTGCATGAAAAGGATTAGAACATAGTAACACAACAATGAGATTGGGATTCATACATAAAAAGTATTCCCTTTTTCTAAAAAAATCAATCAAGGAGGCCAAAAAGATGGCAATAAAATTAAGTTTAAAAAAATCCATAATTCCAGTAGAAATCGGAGACTTCAAATTCGAGGTTGATCTATCCGATGGAAAAACAAAAGGTTTTGAAGAAAAAATGCTGAATTTCTTAAAAGGTATTAAAGAATATTCGCAAGCATCTGATAGTAAAAAAGAATTGGAGATATTACTCAAAGATATCTTCGATGAATTACTCGGTATTGGTGCTTATGAAATGCTGTATAATTATGCACAGCGGACAGACATTTTAGCAGAATTGTTAAATGAGTTGGTACTAGAACTTGTAAATAAATTACCTGGGAGAACAGAACTGGTTAATGAAATTCGTGCTAAAAAACAAATGACTGAGAGCATGTAATCATGTTTGAGTTAGATGAGAAATTAGAAACGGTATTTGAATTGAATGGGGAGCATTATGAGGTAAATATGGCTTTTGATAATGTGATGAAATTGTTTAAATTAATGGAGAATCCACTGTTTACAGATGAGGAAAGGATTTATGAGGGGATTTATCAATTGCTTGGAAACGAGTTAGATCTAGAGTTTGAATCACAAGTCAAAGTGTTTCATTATTTACTTGAACATTTTGTGAATCAAGGTAAAGAAAAAACTGTGGATGTTGATTTAGATGGAAATCCTATGCCAGTCAAGAAACAACAACCAACACAAGACTTAAAGCATGATGCATCTTATATTTATAATTCTTTTAGACAAGCCTATGGTATTAATCTGTTTGAAGAACAAGGGAAACTGGATTGGCGTGAATTCTTATCACTGCTTCGTGGCTTGCCAGAGGATACCGAGTATCGAAAAATTATTGATATTCGTACACGACCTTATCAAAAAGGGAAAGGCACAGGAGAAGTTAATAGAAAGCTAAAAGAAGCAAAACGGGCTTGTGCATTGCCTGGAGTTAGAGTGGAATAGAGCTAGATGATCTTTGAAAATTGAATGTGGATAATATATTGCAGAGAAGTGTTTTTTATGCTAGAATAGAGCAATAAAAAGAAATGGAGCTTGATAATATGAAAAGATTAAGCAAAGTATTGACACTCTCAACAATTATTATCATTTGTTTTACATTGGCTGGTTGTAGTTCTAATGATACATTAGTAGGAACTTGGAGGCGTGATAGTTCAACAAGTGACAGCCATCAGATTATCTTTCTTGAAAATGGCTCCGGAGAGATAACTAATTTAGATACAGGCACCACAAACAGCTTTACATGGTCAGAAGGTTCCTTGATTCCTTTTGCATTTAGCGAAAGGCTTGGTATTGAATTTTACGAATATGAGATAGATGGGGATACCCTCAGGTTGACAAGAGTAGGTATGACAATTGGATTTACTTTTATGCGTCAATAATAAAAAAGAGAGGAACCTCCACGAGGGTAGCTCCAATAATCACATCAAATAAATGGAGATGATATTTATGGCAGCAAGTAGGTTTGAAGTAGTATCGCGTAATACGAAGAGGATAGGAGATATGGAATTTACAGTAGTTCAAGATGTAAAGACAGGTGTTTTGTATACATATGGTCAATTTCGACAAGGACTTCATCAATCAGGAACTATATTTACTGCCTTGTTAGAACAAGATGGCACACCAGTTGTGAAGCCATTGAATTACATGGAAGACTAAAACCAAATAAATCATGAAGGTACTTGTGCAATGCATGAAGTACCTTTCATATACTCAAAAATTAAAAAGGAGGAAAGTTTATGCAACAAAATGAAATAATTAATGTCAAAATTAACATAGATGATCGTTCTATAAGAGACTTAAATGCTATTATCTCTGACTTAGAACGAACTTTGAATATCCTTAATGACACATTGGGATATTCAAGCAATACAATTCAAGCTACTGTTGATAACTTTAGTGGTTTAGAAGATATAACAGGGTTTGTTAACGATGCATTTGGCACACTTGAGCGTACGTTTAGATTTTTAACTATCCAGTTTGCTCAAGCAGAAAAAGGAATCACTACTCTGTTTGGGTCAACTCAAAACCTCACCAATTCCGCAGAATCGGCAAGTAGCGCAGTAAAAACAATGGAATCTGCATTGAGCACTACATCAAGAAGTACAGAGGGGTTAATGGTAGCGACCGAAAGATCTGGACGGGCATTCAGTGAACAAGCAAAAAATGTGGTTGATATCAATGATAGACTTGAAACAAAACGAACTTTAACAAGAAGGGTAGCTGATGAAACGAAAAATCTAACTACTCAAACACAAACCAATGAGAAAATAACAGCTATCTCTGCAACAACAACGAACGTTAAAACAGGGGCACTAGTAGCTAAAGAAAAAGCAGCTTGGGCAGCGACAGCTGCGACCAAGGCATTGAAATTTGCGATGAAAGCATTGCCTTGGATTGCAGTTGCTTCTTTAGTCCTTAATGTTGTGAATAGGCTTGCAAATTTTTTCAGAAATACAAATGACAGTGCAGATGCTACCGAAACTTTAGAGGAGCGTTTGGCTAGTTTGAGAAAAGAAATGGAAAGAAATCATGAATCTCATGAAAGCAATATCCGAAATATTCGAGCGCAAAATCAAACCATGAATGATTTAATTGATACAGTTGAAAGATTATCAGGAAACACAGAGGATTGTACAGAAAAACAAAATGAATTGAGAATAGCAGTTGAATTACTTAATAGAAGTACATTAGGCTATACCATTGCGATTGATGAGGCAACCGGAAGTCTGGATGAAAATAGTCAAGAACTAATTGAGAATATGAGGACTTATCATAATTTAAATGGAGCAATGAGTGAATCGGAAGCTATTTTAGATGAATTGATAGAATTACATAATAATTTGAATTATGCAGCTACTAGAGTAGACGAATTAAGTGATTCGAATGCAGAGCTAGGAAGAACGTATGTAGAATTGCGCAGTGATATGGAAATTTATCACGATAGAATGGAAGAAATTAATTCAATGACAGGACTAACCCTTGAGCAAGCAATTAAATATGATGAAGAATTGGCAGGATTGATAGTGCGTCATCAAGAAGCTGAGCAAGCGATTCAAGACATGTGTATAGAACTAGCTGCTTATCAAGTTGAGATGTATGAAACACAGAATAGAATTAGTGAATTGGAAGTAGAGCATGCTGAAGCATTTGAAAATATGGAAAATTCTGTGAATAAGAGCATTAATAACCAAATACTTGCTTACGAAACTATGTCAGATGCGCAACGAGCAGTAGTTGATCAACTAGTTGATCGCTGGACGATGTATCGTGATCAAAGTCGTGAGATGTTTAGTCAAGTTGGAAATGAAACACGCTTATGGTACGAGACTACAGATGAATACGGCAATAAGGTTCGAGTAAGTATGCTTGAAACTGAAAATGGGCAACAACGAGCCCTTGAACAAATGATTGAAAACATGCGTGCTAATCGAGAAGCAACTGCAAGTTGGTCGTATAATTTGGATAGATTAGCCGAAGCAACCTCTGAGGAGTTCGCTGAACATATGCGAGGTATGGGAATCGGTTCAGCTGGCTATGTTGCAGCGATGTTAGCAGATTGTGGAAAATTGCTTGATCAATTAGCTATGGAGTTCGAAATGGGTGGTCATGCTGCAACCAACAACATTGCTGGAACTTTAGGAGAGGGTGGTGCAGAGTTAGCTCTTTTAGTTGGAGAAATAGGAAGTGATTTAGGTACAACTTTAAGTCAAGCGATAGAAAAAGCAGACTTTCCTGGAATTGGTATGGCACTACCACAAGGTGTAATTCAGGGGATTGAAGACCTGACTCCTGAGCTCCTCAAAGAAGCTACAAAAATGGCTGAAAATATGGGAATAAGTGTTAAAGAATTATTAGGAATCAACTCCCCATCCCGAGTATTCAAGGGTTATGGAAATAACATTATTCAGGGTCTTGTTCAAGGCTTACATGAACTTAGAAGTGAACCTACCGATCGCCTTCAAACACTAGCCCGCAATATGCAACGCATCTACAACAGCTCACAAAGGGACTATGCAACCATCGGCCGAGACATCGTAAGTGGTCTGAACGAAGGTCTACTCAATAGAGAAGGAACAGTCATGGCAACAGCACAACGCATCGCTAACAACATTGCCCGAACCATGCGTCAAGCACTAGATATCAACTCCCCATCTCGCGTCATGCGTGAACAAATCGGTCGTCATATTCCATCAGGCGTAGCTGCAGGTATCGATAAATACGCTGATGTGGCACTAGACAGTGTAGACAAATTGGCAAGCGATATGGTAAAAATCACTATCCCAAGTGTAGAATCCATCATAGGCATGCGCCCAAGTCTAAGCATGGCAGGTGTAGGAGGTATAGGCGGTTCAGGAAATACGATTAATGACAGTTACACAGTAAACAACAAAGGTCTTTTCGATGGTGCAACCATCAATTGGCACGGTGAAGAAGACATCCGCCGAACGATGGAAAAAATCGCATGGGCTACCGAACGAGAAAAAGCCCGCATGTGGTGATTTAGAAAATAAAGCGGCAAAAACACCCTTTGTGACACTTTTTATGTGTCAGGGGTGTTTTTAAATTTTACACATGAAAATGATATTTTATCCAAAAAAATAAAAAAAGTTTTTTCAAAACGGCGGTTTCAACCTCTCTGGAGCTATAAGTAGCGAGTGAAAAATCCTCAAGCAAAAAGAAGGAAATAACATGAAAATAATCGAAATCGATATGAGAATTATCGATAAAAGAAACTTTGCTTTAGGTCATAACCATGCCAGAACAAGGAATCGATAAAAACGATATTTTAAGAAAAAACTGTGACCATTATCTATATGGTAAGCTGAAAAAACGCAAGAAAACACTTTCATTCAAAAAATTTCAATAAAATTCCAGATTTACACCTTCTCCCGTGACCTATAAGTAGAGGGTGAAAAATCCTCAAGCAAAAAGAAAGGAGGAAAACTCAGATGAAAACAATTGATAGAAGAAGCTTTGCTCTTGGTCATAACCATGCCAGAATAAGGAATCAAAACAACATCAGGCGCATTTGCATTCATCATAGCGTAACACCAGAGACCCACACCACCGCAAACTTTGAGAACTGGTGGCGAAATCCCGCATCAGGGATGGGAAATCCTGCAGTAGGCGGCTATCATGAAGTAATCCTATTTAACGGAGATATGGAATTAAACTTTAACCCAACTCAAATCGCTCATGGTGTCGCAAGTCAAAATGACGATTCATACCACATCTGCGTGGTAGGAAATTTCAGAATAAACGGCGCACAACCATCCACAGCTCAAATGAGTTCTTTAATCAACCGTATCAGATTCAACATGAATAGGTTCAATGTGCCAGTGGAACGTGTCCTAGGACATAACGAATTTCCAGGAAATGCCAGCAACACCTGCCCAGGACAAAACATGAACAATCTAAGGAATCAACTGAGAACACCAAGCGTAGTGACGCCCCCAACTACCACTGCACCACCGCCACCATCAAGCAACACCCATCGTGTGGCTGTGAGAACAGGTGGATTTATGACCGCAGCTGACGCAAAGGCAAATCGCAACAGACGTACTTGGGTAGAACCAGGAGACTATCATATCTTCAACAGAGCTAACGGTATGCTTAACCTGACTCGCACACCAGGTGTTCCAGGTAGCTGGATTAACCCTAACGCACAAGCTGTAACACCAAGTATACAAGTTGGATCAAGAGTGAGTGTCAATGCCAATGCCCAACGATGGGCAACAGGACAAGCCATTCCCACATGGGTTCGAGGGCAAAGCTACACGGTCCAACAACTGAGAAACAACAACACAGAAGTCTTACTATCAGGTGTCATTTCATGGATTAATATTAATGATGTCACCTTGATTTAAAATCACCTACGGCCATGATGGTCATGCCGTTAAACTGCCCATGGGCATTGTTGCCCACGGACTTTAGTCCAATACTCATATATGATGGCTCTGATCAAGCCAAAACGACAACTGAATAACCATATAAATCCGAGGCAGTCCTAAACAGCTCCCAAAAGATGGAGAACAACAAATACAACCTGCTTAACTCAACCCAATTAGGTTAGAGTCGGATAAAAACTAAGAAGGTGAGGAATTAAATCAATGAAAGGCAACTTATTAAGCCATCAAGGATACAACAACCTTAAATCATTCAGACCCATTGAGAACTCAGAGAACTTCTACGCTCTTTTGTACAAAGCGTCTGATGTCTTACTTCACCTCACCCATCATTTTTACATCAAAAATGATTTCGAAAGTGACGATGAAGTAAGAAAAAATGCCTATCTAAAGGCATTGGCTTGTCAAATTGAATATTTCTACGAAACAGGTCAAACAACAACAATGGGATTGAATCAAATCCCTCAAGCCGTTAATCTAGGACGTACAAAGGTAAGCATGATGGCACACGTGAACGAGGATGGAACGAACGTTCCAAAATCAATCATTTGTCCAGATATCTATCTTTATCTAGATGGGACAGGTTTACTAGATGGGAGTGATCAGTAATGGCACTTCGTATCAACCCCCGATTGCTCACTGAGCAAATTGAATATCATGAATTCGAGGAAACAAACATCTGGGCAAGACCTAGCTACAAAGAACCGATTCTTATTAAAAAAGTAAGAATTGACCAACAGCCAGAAACAGCCCCGATGTCAAATGGTATTAGTCGAGTTGTGTGCAAAGCAATCGCTTATGCTTATACCTCTGACACAACCCCATTTCCTGAATTCAAAGAACGATCAAAGATCGTTACCAAGAACGGCATTTATACCATCAATAAAGTGGTGAAAGTAAATGAACCATTTGAAGATAAACTTTGGAGTGTTGAGCTTGAACTAGTTTAAGGCTCGATATCCGAGCAATAAATTAAAGGAGCAAAAAGCAATGAAAAATTTTATCTATACACTCGTGGATTATATCAATCAGCTAGAACTGGTATATCCAGTAAAAGTTGGTGTCTTTGATGATGAACCCTCAATAATGGTCAGACCAGTCACAGGCTCAGAAGTGATTCACGAATACATGAATGGCATGATGGATATCCGTCTTCCATTCGAAATCAGCATTAAAAGTAAGGATCAAGAAGTTGCATTCAATGTCCTGAATGAGGTCATGAACCACATCAAAGACATTGGCAAATTCTTAAATGATGAAAGTAAAGAACACATCTTACTTAACTTAGAAATGGATCAGATTCCAGTTTTCCAAGCAAATGAAGATGGCTACTTTTACTACACATCAAAACTGATAGCTGATTTAACGGTTATTTAAAAAAATAAACAAAAATTAAGAGAGCTGGCAACCCCAGCAAAAAGCCAAAAAGTGGCTCAAAGCCAAAATTGGCTTATAAAGGAGAAAAAAACATGAGAAATAAAAATGCAAAACGCCAACATTTCGTAGCACCATTTACAGGAGAGGGAGCAGTACCAGCAATGGGAGAGTTCTTACCTCTAGCAAAATTTATTACAGAAATCACTGATGGAAGTGACGATATGACTGATGAGTTCGCAGATTATGCAGGAGATGGAACAGTTCAAACTGATATTATCGGGATTCAAGAGTCTTGGGATATTTCTGGAACATTTGATGCGACTGACCCAGCTCAGGCTTTAATCGCTAGAATGAAGCGTAAAGTTGGAAATGACCGTAAAGTATGGCATTTAATCATTGATTCAAATGGCACAGAAGAAGTTGTAGGTGTAGCAACAGCACTAAGCATTATTGCAGGAAGTGGATCAGCTGATGAGCACGAGGAGTTCTCTTGTACATTACAGTTTGATCAGCGTCCAGAGGTTCGTGCGGTTTAATCACTTAAACTGAAGTACTAGCTTACGACATAAGCAATTCAATGTAATACAAGATATGGAATTGGAAGTCACATGTAGTGTGTGTCTTCCTCTTCTAAAACTCGGAAATGAAAAGAACATTTTCTAGTTTTAGAAGAGGAAGAATAAAATTTTTACCTTTTCACGTTAAGGTGAATTTGATTTAAGGTGAGCTGAATAAAGACCGGTCATTCAATGAAGCCTTATCAAAACGCAACAAACAAATAAATAGTTAGAAGGAGGCCATCAACATGGCAATTAAAATAAATTTAGAAGCAACGAAAATCCCAGTAGAAATCGGAGATTTGAAATTTGAGATTGATGTAACGGATGAAAGGTATGAAGCGTTTATCAATAATTTTAATGAATTTCTTACAAAACTTGACAGTTTAGACGATGGAAAATCAGAAGACATCGCAGTGCTAAAAACACTTGTATCGGAGATTTATGCAGAGCTACTAGGTGAAGGATCATACGAACAAATTTATGAAAAGATGCCTAACATTGCATTTGTCGCAAGTGTTTTAGTTAATATTGTGACACAGTTGACTGAGGAAATGGATGAGAGAATTAAACCGACATCTAAGCTAAGACAAATTAAATAATCACGAAAAAATATTAACGAAGAATTGAAAATGAAATAACCGCTAGGAAAGATTAATTATCATTCCTGCGGTTACGATTGCGTTCAGATATTTGACGTTGCTCATCTAAGAAATCATTCCCAATGTCACTTACCTCTTCAACCCATTCACCAAGGACACGCTTATTGTGTGCTCTGATTTCTTTCTGGTTTGCAGTATGCATGGCTATTTTATCTTCTCGAA